GTTGGACTAGCCCAAATTATCAAATGATCGTCATCTTTAGTCGGAACGCCTAATTGTAATTCATTGTTAGCATCAAAATAATATCCGGTAGGAGGCTCAAATTTTATTAAACAATTTTCTACAATGAATCTAGCATTATTACTGGCAGCTATTCCAACCGGAACAGGTTGTCCGTTAGTATTCATAAAATAACCTGTTGTTTCATTTACAATAGTAGTACTTTCTTGCCAAATATAATTTATTGCGGCTAAATTTACTCTAGGAAAATAAGAATAGTAAAATTGCTTTAATGTTCCTGATACTAAAATTGGTTGTATTTGATTAATGATAAGATTATTAATTTCGTTAGTGGTTTGCCATGTAAATGTAAAAGCGGGCAAAGTATTTGTATACCACAAAGCACCGTCACTGCCAAATACATTTGTAGATGAGTATTTTCCAGTTGGATCCACCAAATCCAAATAACGACTTGTGCCAATTGAACTGCGATTAAGTGCCGAACTTTTTATAATAGAGTTATAATTTGTAAAAGGAAAATTCGTATAATCTTCCCCGTTTACCATACGGTTTTGTGTGTAATAACGAGCAGGCGCACGTTCTTTAATCTGCTGTATAGTTTCTCTAGGAGCCGCATTAGTTACAGGGTTTGTGAGACCACAAGTAAAAGTTATAGTTTCTATTCCGCCAGTACGACTTACATAGGAAATAGGAATTTGTATAGACTGCATTTCTTCAGGATTAATAATATATTGTAATCCATTAGAAGAACGAACATACGTTCTAAATTGACCCACAGGAATAGTTGAAAAAACATTGTCACCAAACACCAAAGTAATTTGATCATTTGTTCTACTAGTTACAGAATACACATCACGTAAATTTTGGGTCATTTGTTCAACAGCAGCGGCATAAACCGAAGTTACTCGAGTCCATTCTTTTGTTATTGATCCTACATTGTCTAACTGATAAAGCCAAATATCCGAATTATTAATTCCTTCTATATTAATGTTAACTGTACGATTAGCCACTTGATCTACTAAATTAAAATCCTGATTTTGTAGTGTACCTTGTTTAAAATAAAAGAAAAACCCAGTATTTGAACTTTGGTATCCTAGTTGGTCATTTCTAAATAAAATGTTAAATATTCCGTTAGGTAATGGCGGAGGTTCGTAAATGTATGTTGAAGCAATTGCCGAAGCATTAACTACCTCAAATGGCATACTTACGCTATTGACCGTGGCATTAAAAGGGATAATTGGTAAGTATCCTGGAACTAAATTAATAGAATATTCTTGGGTATCTACACCTAATATAATTTGATCGTTTCCAGGTGTACCAATCTTTTGGGTATTGACTAAAGAAGCGTTAATAATTGATGTAAATTGTTCTAACCAATCAAAATTACTGGGATCTGCCCAATTTACCGTAACATTTGCTAAATTTACTCCATTATAATCTGTAACATTTTCCGTTGTAGTTACTGAAAAAACTTTTAAATAACCAGAAGATTCTGTATTACGTCTAGGAGTATATGAAACCAAATTTGCTAATTTAATTACAGAATCACGACGTTCTGCTGTATCAAGATAATTTTCTCGAGTGTTTAAATCTGTACGAAATGCTAATGCTTGTCCCATAAAAGCAATAACATCAAGTAATGCTATAAATTCTGATGATTCAATATAATCATTAAATGTTTCTGGATAATATTGTCGCAGATAATCTATAAAACTTTTTCTTAATGTTTCAAAATCATAACTTTGAAAATCACCTTCGCTATAAGTTTGATAGATTCTTTTCCAATCTTCAACCCCAAATAATACGGTTTGTCTTGTAGTGGTAGCCATTCTTTTTCCAGTGTTACAGTATTTATGCCTAAAATAATGTACGCAGTTTTAGATCACACGTAACTTGCGGTACGTAGTGTTTGATTAAAAAATATTGATAAACGTAATGCGTCTGTTGTAGCTACGGTCTGTAAAGTTATTTCAATTAACATACCATTTTCTTGGGGGTATGTTGTAATATCGTTTATAAAAATTCTGGGATCACCGCCGGCAACACGCTGTATTTCGTCGTACATATACTGTTGTGTTTCGGCAATTTGATTTTCAAACAAATAATTCCATATCAAAGTTCCGTATCCAGGTCTTCCTACTAGTTCTCCCTGCCTAATATTAAAAGCATTTAGCAAATCAATTTTTATGAGGTCAAAATCAACAGCAGTAAACTGTTTATTTTGTCCTATAGTATTAAATCCAATGAATGTTGCCATAATATGTATTTATTTTATCCAAATCTACCAAGGCCGTTAATGATATTATTAATTCCTTTATTAGCAATATTGTTTATTCCGGTAATATCTACAGCAATTGGCTGATTTCCCAAAGAACCTAATGTTAAATTATTACTTAAATTACTAGACAAAGATGCAAGATAGTCTTTAGCCGTTTGAATATTAACCGCAGATGCTAAATTTGTAAAATCAGGCAAATCATAATTTGGCGGAGTTATTAAAGGGCTGCCAATCACTCTAATTGATGCGGCATCTAACGTGAGACGATTTACTGTATTGGTAAAGGATCCGGCGATTTGAGTTCCACCGTCACTACCAAACACTTTTCCCAGATCACCAAATGCCGAACCAAAAGATGAACTTATGCCTAACGAATTCATAGCACTGCTGATTCCGCCTGATATAGAATCTGCACTTAAACTTTTAGTAAGATTATTTATGCCGGTCAAAGTTGAATTTATATCACCGCTTATAGTGTTAAGTTGACCAGTTAAGGTAGTTACAGTAGATCCAATACTATTATTAATATTGTTTAATGTGCTAGATAATGCTCCGTTTAAATTTTGAGATAATTGATTAGCACCATTAGCCCACAAATTAGTCGCTTCGGTGCCAAATTTACTGGCCACACCAATTAGCGAGCTAACATCACTGGTAACTGTTTTAGCTATAGCATTTACAGTTTCTGGAATTAAAGTTGACACTGAAGCGACTTGGTTTATTGTATCTGATAACAACGATGATGCTCCAGAAACTGTTGATTGTAATTGATTAGATAAATTTGTCACTGCTGTTTGAGCAAAATTAACTGCGCCTGTTGATAAACTGTTTAATCCTTGGCTATAGACCGCTTTCGCGGCATCGCCTAAACTGTTAATGTCAGTTGGAATATTTCCTAATTGTATAGAAGCTAGAGCCTGGTTAATACCATCTAAATAAACAGGATCTCCTAATGTAGTGGTAGTGTTTTTAAACAATAAATTATTTGAATCAAGTGTGCTAGGAATTGCCGTAAACAAACTTAACGAAGTTACAGATGCTAATGTGCCTTCATTAGTGTAAACTTGACCTTTAGATACACTTGGGGTAGTAACTGAAGCAACTGGAGGTATTATAGTGCCAGTATCAACTAATTGATTATAACTTTGTTTCATTAAAGAATATTGAATTTGTGTTTGTAATCCTTCGTTGTTTAAAATATTATTAACATTTGTAACTCCATTTAGACCTGTCCAAGGAACTGGCGAATTCATAAATGATACAAAATTGTCGGGATTCTGATTAGTATTTTTATTAACTGGGCAATATCTTGCCGGATATCCGGGTTTAATATATCCAGCACGTTCTAATTGAATAGCGTTAAACCCGTATTTTCCAACACCTTTTTCTTGAGTGATAACATTGGCTGTTTGATTAACATCAGTTGCTATCTGAGCCATCGCCCCTTGAACTTGAGATGATGTTAAATTTCCAATTGGAGGCATAGGAGGAATGAACACACCTTCTGTTGGATTACTGATAACTTGTATATAATCTGCTTGATTTATGGGATTAACTACAGGTGTGTTTGATAATGTTGTAGGTATTGGCGCTACTATAGGTAAGTTTGCTATTACCGCCAACAGTGTTTTGTCATCAACCCCAGCTGTGCCTCGTTGTAATCTAGTGATACCAAATTTTTGAAATGTTTCAACAGGATGTGTAAGAGTATCACCAACTTTATATCCAACTAAAGTACCGGCAGCCACTTGCTCATAAAAAATTTTGTCAGCAGCCTGTTTAGTTGTACCAGAAGGAGCATTTAAAGTAAAAACATCACCGGAAGGAAGAGTATACGTAAATTTTGCCATTATTGAGTAGTTGATCCTTGTTCAAATAATGCTTGCGAAACAGTAGATGCTGTTTTTTGTAAAGCACTAGTGACAGAGTTGCCGGTTTGTGTAATAGAAAAACCAGGCGGGATCGCAGGAGCACTAGGAGGAACACTATTAGTTCCATCAGATAAAGACACGTTAACTTTAGTTCCTTGATTATGATAAGGCCAAGGTTCATGTGTAGGCGCTCTGGTTACTACACTTTGAAGTTTTGTAGCAGATACTTGCCAACCAGTTGATGTATTGAAATCAGAATCAGGCATCAAGTAAGTAGTAAGACCTTTTGGTGTTTGCAATGATCCTGTAACGCCAGAAGACGTTCCTGAATTTAAATCTATGCCTGCCGCATCAAAGGATAAACTGCCGCCAGCACTCCAAGCTCCATCATTACTTTTTAATGCCAAAGCTCCCCCTGTGTTTACACCTATCTTTGTTTGCCCGTATAAATCTAATGCTTGTTTAGATATAATACTAAAATTTTGATTACTTTGTATTGTTGTGTTAAGATTGCCCAATATACTTAAATTACCACCAGCATTGATATTGATATCTTGATCAGCGTGTAAATTTAATGTTCCTCTTGTTCTTAAATTTACGCTATTAGTAGTAAAAATATCTAATGTACCTTCTTGCCCTAATTCAATCCAAGCCTGCCCATTAGCATGAGCTATATATAAACATTTGCCATCATCACTCATGGTAATTTGATGACCTAATGCAGTACGTATTCGAACTAACTGATTAGACCCGCTAATATCTCCATCATCCATTACAATGCTGTGTCCGCCACGGCGACCAACTATTGCTGTTTGAGCTGCAGTTACGTTGCCTGATTCTATTTGTTTTACTGCGGTACTATCTTGTAATCCACCTGCATATATTGGTCTGCCGGGAGTTGAAATACCGTGAGCACTACTAGGGCTTTCTCTTTGACTCGAACTAGTAACTGATCCACGAATAGGATCATTAACCAATCCTTGTTGAAATAACGCACTGGCAACATAACTATGAACTGGTTTAGTTTGATTAAAGAATTGTGGATTTTCTACAATTTGAGTATTTTCTGGAGCATTATTAATTTCAACTACAGGCAATTGTTGCGATTTATTGAAATAAGCAGACTGATCTTTATTTTGTGTAGCAAATTGAGTAGCGGCTCCTATCGTAGGAGTCATATGATTCATACCTTGTTCTTGTATACAACCTACATAATACCCACCGTTAGGATCACCTGCTACTAAAAAACATAAAACTTTTACACC